AACAAAGAAAATTCGTTAAAATTAGTAAATTAGCGACAACGAACAGAAAGGATGCTTCTTTAAAACAGAAGGCTTTTGCTCAATCATGGTTAGCAGTTAGACGTATTAGTGCTAAAGTTAGTTATGAGGCATATGCTTTACAGAGCACAATAATGGGTGGTTTCGATTCTCTAAAAGCGGTGAGTGAAACTGCTAGAATGATTCAAGACATGGGAGCAAAAAAAGCAGAAGTAGAAGAAAAAATAGAAAAGAGCAAACTAGAAACTCTTATAGAACAAAAAAACGCAGCAGAGGAATTGTTTAAGAAAGAACAAAAAGACCGAAGGGCTAAATTAGAAGAATTTCAAGAGATGAGAGATTTTCTGAGAGAAAAACAAAAATTTGCTAAAAGGGTCGAAGGACGAACAATGGATTATGGTGGTAAGGAAGGTGTAGGTAAATTATCGTTTGAAGAGGTAAAACAACTCGAAGCATTAGAAGAACAAATTAAAAAAATAGGCGGTACGATAGGCGGTAATAAAGCCCAAATGGCTAAACGTGCTGCTAAATTCGAGGCACAAATAAAAGAGGTCAAAGATAAAGAAGAAAATGAGGCCAATTTAACCAAATTTCAAAAAAATCAGCGAAAGGTTGTCGAAACATGGACAAATATATTTAATAAAATAAAACCTGCTGAGATGGTAAAAACAATAAGAAATGTAGGTAAAATGGCATTGAGTATTATTAGAGCCATTGGTACAATTATATTAGTCGCTGTTGCTTTTTACTTATTTGCTAAACAAGCAAATCTAAAGGAAGTATTATTTGCTATATGGGATGCGTTAGTTGCTGCTTGGGCAGGAATAACAAGAGGTTATGAAACCTTAAAAGAAGGTGTAGTTCTTCTAATAGGTGGATTAATGAGTATTTTTGATATAGTTAATAGAGTCCTTGATGGAGATTTTAAAGCATTTAGAGAGTTATTACCTGCATTATCAGATATATTTGAAGGTGCTGTAAAAATATTTTTGGGGATATTTGGTGGATTATTGGAGGCGGCATTTTTATTCATATCAGGATTTATTGGTTCTTACTTAGAAAGAATGCAAGAGCAGGGAAGAGGGATACTGAGTTCACTACTTAATTTAGGAATAATTATATCTACTATTGCTGCTGCTATTATATTTATTGCTTCGGGTATGTGGTTGGCTGTTGCTGCTACTTTCTTAGCGGGAGCAATAGCAGCGGCAGTGGCATCAGCAATCCCATTTGCTAATGGTGGTGTTGTTAGAAATAGAGGTATGCAGTTAGTCGGAGAAAGAGGGCCTGAATTAGTATCTTTACCTGTTGGCTCTAGAGTTTATAGTAATACAGAATCTAGGGCTATGACAGGAAATACAATCAATGTAACAGTTCAAGGTCGTGTTGGCGCATCTGATGCTGAACTAAGAGAAATAGCACAAAAGATTGGGCGTATGGTTAATATGGAAGTTAACCGCACTACAGCAAGTAGAACGAGGGGAGCATGATGGCATTTTCAGAAGTACAACAATACAATATAAGTGGGAAGAATATTGAGAATAACGCAAATACTAATTTTAACACATCTAGTTTTTTTACAGGTGCTTTAATTACTATTGTTAATTCATCAAGTAATACAGGAACATATGTTATTGATTCAGTGAGCGGTGATATTATAACCGTAACACAGGAGTTAGTTACAGAAACTGTATCAAATGGTTCAGTAGTTACTAATGTATTATTTAATACTGATTCTATAACTGCTGTTTCACAAATTCCTCAAACAAAAGGAATGTCTTACCATGTGTTTTTAGATTTAGGTGCTAGAGCAGATGATGACTTAGGCGCACAATCTCCAATTACAAATAGAATTGGTTTATTGGCTGAGACATTCGGAGTACAAACAACTAAGCAGCGTCCTACTTTTCCTGTTCCCGGAACAGCATTAGTTACAGGGGAATCAAAAACACTATCAATCGACCTTGCTGCTGCAACTAAAACATTCAATATGGGTGGTATTATTACTGAACAATTGTTAGTTAAAAAATTCCCTACAGGTGGTAGGATGGATGAAACTAATCCACTATCTACTGATGGTTATCCCGGTAAGGATGGTTCCGAGGTTGCTAGAGTTTTAACTGCCCAAGAGGTAGCACAGTTTTTACACTCCGCTTTAGATTCTTCCTTTTTACAACCTTACCAAAATATTACCAACATGGCAGTATTGGTGCCTAGTAGGGTGGGGTATGACTATAATTATCATTCAGGTGTTAATGAAAATACGCCTGTAGAATACTTACCTCTTATACCATTTTCATTTAAATCTAGATTTCAAGATAACTTACGTTCAGTAACGTTAGACAATTCTGCTTATTTTACACCTTCACATTCTTCTACTATACAAACTCATCCTGTTGTAATTCAAAACATTACTACAGATTTTGTTCCGGGTCAACCTTGGTTAACATTTAGTATACAAGGTGAGTTTATCTTCGATGTTCTAGGTTCTGCTAAGGATGTATTCGGTGAGGACTCATGAATCTTATACCTTATGCTGGTAGGCAGTATGGTTTACAATTTCCTGTTATGTGTAATGGATATATTAGTGTTGATTACTCCGATAACGTGGCTACTGAAAATAGAGGTATATGGGACCATGAAGGTAGTTTTAGTTTAGAGGTGTTATTTACACCTTACGATGTTAATGGGTATGGTTCTAATTCAACAGATGCAACAACTAGCGGTAGTAGACCACTGGGAAAATGTGCTAATGGTGGTTTTGGTAATCAAACTAGTCAAAAAACAATGCCTGCGATGGCGACTAATATTAGTGGAACTAGTGAAGACATAACTTATATGACTTTAGCAAACAGGTTAACTCATAGGATGTGTTTATTTTCAAGTAGTAATTTAAAGTTATATCTTATTAATGATACAACTACTACAGTAAACCAACCTGCTGAATATTACATTGAAGTACAATTAACTACTGGAGCGGCATCTACCTCTACGGTAAGAACGGCTAAAATATTTAAATCTAGAACTACCCATAGTATGTCTCACGGTGACCCACTTAATTTATCTTACAGCAATAATGATGTAAAATATATTAAGACCGGATTTACAGGAACAGTGGGTTCTTCAGCAAGTAGATTACGTGTCGCAGATAGTGATTCTGGACTTAATCAACTAAGATTAGATAACGATTTTAGTTTATTTAAATCAGATGGAACACTTATTGGTATAATTCAAAGTGTTGGTGTGATAGGTTCATCAGATATTCAATTTAATATGGATAGAGATATTACTAGTGCTGTTCCCTCTAGTACAGATATATACATTGAAGCACCTAAAGAAATAACATATCCCCTTTCCGCACATCATGTAGGGGTAAGTTATAGTAAAGCCTCTAACTCTATTAACGTATTTTATAATGGTTCAAAGGTTGCGACCGGTAAACACACAGATACTAATACCTTTAGTTTTGGAAATGCTGACATAACACTGGGGCAGGATAGAACTGATTCCGCTAAAAGATATTCACAATTTATGGGCGAACTACATGAAGTCGCTGTGCTGCGCGGAGCAAAACAAAGTATGAATACTACTACCACTTTACTTCCACAATACAATGATACTTTACTATATATTGATTTTGAAGAGGCAGATATATGACTACTGGTATATACGTTCTAAATGCTGGAGATGCTATACCTACTGGTAGTATTACTAGCACTGCTTCTAATAAAGGGTTAACAGCCCCCACTAATCCTACCATAATTGAATTTGATTCAGGTGGGGCGCAAACTAATGATTTGAACTGTTTTGAAATTTGGGATGCAAGAGGTTCTGCTAACGCAAATACTATCAATGGAGTGTCGTCATCAGCACTTAATAGAGAATACCCTATAAGCACTGATACCCTAAGCCACCAAACAACACTAAGCACAACTCCCGGATATAAAATCCATTCTAATGTTACACTCTCAACTATAATATCTGGCGGTGTTTTAAAAACTGCTAATGATTATTTCGTATTAATTCATTCAGATAATGGTAATAAACACCATTTTGCTAAAATTACTGAGGTAATTAAATACGATACTATGGGAGATGGGTTTGAGTTTGAACCTAGATTAAAAGAAGATATTCCTACAGGCACTAAGTTTGCTATATTTAGAGGTCCAGATACTACCGATGCTAGTTATAATGATTTAGTCGCAGTGGGTTATGGTTTAACAAGCACTGGGAATAAACATAACCATGTCGTAAATGTTAGTAGACCCACTTTTTATTTCTATAACGACCATATAGATAATCCAATAAATAACGAATTAGCACATAATACAAAATATGAAGTGGTAAAAAGTAGATATGTTAGTTCATCCAGTACAGAAAATAACAACATATGTTTTTTAACTACTCCTTCTTTTGGTCCTAGATTACTAGATAAGAGTCCATTTAAACAAACAATTCGAATTGTTGATGAAAATTATAACGATGATATATCGACCGCTGGTTCTAAACCTCATTTTGCTGGCACTTATACAAACGACCAAACAACATGGAATGATTGTTTTAGAAATTCTAGTAGGGCAGTATATACTAATACTGCTCCCGGCTCACTTAGTAGTGTTACTAGGTCCGGACCTTCTAATCATTTACGATTAGTTGAATCACCAGAATTAACTAAAATTTTAGAGAATATAGAATCTGTAAATGTATCTAAAACTATTACAGTATCTGGTAACTATGCAGAACTTAAAATATTTGACTTTGAAAAAATACTAGATGAAAAAGTAAAAATTAACGATGATTTTAAAGTTCGCTCGGTTTTATACGAACAGAAATTTTCTAATAACTACAACGTTAACTTGCCCGGAAAGGTAAATATTACAAGCGGAAGCACTGCAATAACCTTTACAGAACTAGATGCGGAGCATGACCTTAGAAGAATACTAGGCACTGGCGAAACCATTAAAATAGAAAATCGTATTTATATTGTCGGTTCTATCGGAGCAAGAAGTGGCGGAGAGCAAATACTTACAATTAGTGGGTATAAAAATCTTACAGATACAACATTTACTTCTGCAACATTATTACCAGAAGATTTAACTTCAGTAAAGGCTTTTAGAAGGCCGTGGTCTGGTAAGCAATCTAACTTAATGACAAATGCTAATATTGACACAGAAATAGATGGGTCAGGAAACATTACAAGAAATGGTATTGCGTT